AACCCCATTAGTCTTTCACACTCAAGCGGAGTTAGTCTTCTTAAAACAAGATCGGATGTCATTACGCCATGCTGAGATATTGTATCTAATGTATAAGATGGGTCATTTTCGTTACCAAACCCCTTGCCTTGCGGTCCGGCTGTGTCAGATCTGCCAATAATTGTGCCTTGAATTGGAATTGCAATGTGGTCTGCGGAGTCAATCCCGACCCTAAGTGTTCTGTAAACATTCTCAGAAACGGCGTTATTATAACCATCATAAGCCAATACAGGCTGTTCTATGCCTACCAATGGCACCTGCCCCCCTCCAGTTCCCATCCTGTGTTTTAAAGTAGGAGTGATTTGATCTTCATAAATACGAATATCGTTAGTTCTTGTGCCATCAACAATAATTGGCGGAACAGCAATATGTGGAAAATTATCCCCATTGTGATGCTCTGCCCTAAGAGTTGGCACTACATCTTCAGTCACCCCTCCGCCTTGACGAGTCATAACGCCATGTTGGAAAACAAGCACAGTTGCTCTACTTTCCCCGCCATTGTCAAATGCATTAAGTGTTGGGGATACGCCCTCTGCCGACCATGTTTCAAAATCTTCTGTACTTTGTGCGCGCCTAACTTTTACAAAAGGCTCCGTCACAGCATTTTGTTCTAAATTTTTGACGACAGAACCATCAGTGCCTTCTTTAATCTTCCTGGCAGTTCGTTTCCCTTTTTTCCTGCTCTGTTTAATATTCCCTTTGCTGTCTTGGGGGACAGATAATATTTTTTGTCCACATCTGGCAGCGGTTCCAGGATCGTAGCAAGCAAGCACAAAGACTCTTCTTCTGCGCTGGGCGACTCCGAACCATTGTGCATCCAAGATGTGCCATTCAATTGCCAATGCCCCGATGTTTGCCATTTCGTCAATGACTCTTGCGAAGTCATTTCCTTTATTGCTACTGAGGGCACCTGGGACATTTTCCCAGATTGTCCATCTTGGAAATTTATTTGAAGTTGCATTTCTCATCTCCTTTATAACTCTCATTGCTTCGTAAAACAAATTTGATCTTGAACCATCTAAACCGCCACCTTTGCCTGCAATTGATAAATCTTGGCAAGGGCTGCCAAACACGATGCAATCCACTGGTGTTAATTTAGAACCATCAACATCTTTAATGTCAAAATATTTAGGAACAGCCGGCCAGTGCTTGCGCAAAACCGATTGACAATGTTTATCCCATTCTACCTGCCATTGACAATCCCAGCCAGCACTCTCCATGCCTAAATCAAAACCGCCAACGCCAGCAAAAAGCGAACCAAATGTATTATTCATAATCAGTGCCTTTCACTAGTTCTCTAAATACTTCCCAATCAATAATAGCCACCTTGGATTCGGAATTGCAACCCATAACCACCGAAATACATGGATATTTATAATTAGAATTCCAAGCATCTTTACGCATTTTGGTCCAACCCTTTAAAGTCAAAGTAAAAGATTTTTCATTATGCTTATAATCTACAAGAAATTTGTTTACAGAGGCATCGCCTTTTTTTAGACCACGACCAGAATTTTTAACCGCCTTTGCTTTATCTTTTTTAATTTCTTCCTTTTCGGTTCGTTTCATTTTCTTCCAATTTTTTTTGTAAATCAGATATGGTTTTTTTTATTGGTTTTAGCATGTGTAATACTAGAAAGAAATCTAACCAAAGCCCTACAGCGGCTCCTAATATAAACCAAAATAATTCCATAACTCATCCCCTTATAGCCTTTTCTAATTCTAATACTTCTGTGGTAGAAAGTTCAATGCTAGAAAGCCCATTCCATTTATTTTCTTTATAAGTATACCATGCACCTTTGCGTTTAATAATATCCATTTCAATTGCAATATCAATTAATTCTCTTTTCACATCAATTTGACCCAATTGTGGAAGAACATAGTAATATCCGGTACTGCCAATTGTTGGACATTGTTTTGTTTTTTCAACAGTCCATGTTGCTTTTTGACTAACAATCATATTGTTTTCTTCTCTTTCCATTTCACCCTTAGACATAGATAAAAACAATTTAATAATATTGGACATATTATGGTGAACAGTATTGCCCATTTTGGCTTTAGTTACAGCGTACATACCGCTAAGATCAACGGTTTGATGCGCTACAAACAACATAATATTGCGCTCTTTATGAAGGTAATTTACAAGTTTTTGTAAAAAATACCCCTGAGACCGAGCCGCCAACCCCATTGCCTTACCACCTTCGGGCTTGTCGTAAAATTCTTCCTTAACAATATTGGACAAAGAATCAAATAAAAAAATGTGTTTTTCTTTATCATCAGTAAGATATCCAATAATGCTTTTCATAATATCTTCCACTACGGTTGATTGAATAATTACTACATCGTCAATATCAATACCGCATTTCTTGGCGTACTCATCATTGTACGACGATTCTGAATCAACAATTACCGGCCTATATCCCATTCTTTGAGCCTCTGCAATAATTCTAAAACACATTGTTGTCTTACCAACAGACGGCGTTCCCCAAAACAAATGGCTTGCCCCGGAATTTAATCCACCATTTAAAGCCCTGTTCAAACCAACGCTTGGTGTCGGTATCACTTCATGTACCGGCATTGAATCGCCTTTGCGTTTATCTACAATTAACATATTTCTCCTTTATTAAAAGTTTGGTATATCTAATCATATACATATTTCACGAAGTGAAGCGCTTACAAAATTCCATTTATCTGCATGATTTAAATCAATTAGATTTGCGCCAACAGCAAGACTCCACGCCTGCAAATACTCATCCATCACGGTTTGAAAATACGAGAACGCATTATTGCGATAGATAGCACCAATTGTCAAAGTCGGTGCTGGCATAACTTTGATTGTCTCCATACGCAAACTAGCCCAAGCCAACGGATATCTAGTGTCAAGTTTTGCCAACCCCAAACCAAAATCCATAGCATCCCTACGCCACACATTAGAAGTGATGGTTGTTGATGCAACAAGAATTGACTTATCTTTTAATTCATTCATATAATCACATATCTTGCCTGAGAACCCAGCATTAACTTCTCCGCTGCTTGCAGTCCAATGAATCACACGATCAACACCGTCTAGCATCGGCAACAACATCTCAATAGCCCCAGGCAACATCGTGTCATCATCACCAAAAACCCAAATATACTCACCAACACCTTGTGTGATACCACGAAGTATATTTGGATCACCATCAATGTTCTTTAGCCGCTTACTGTATTGAACTTGAGGAAAGTTTTTAACAAATTGTTCCGCATAGCCATTGGGATCATTATCACTAACAATAATTTCCACATCTGGCGTGAGTTGCGGAACAATAGATGCCAAACACGGCTCAATATCTGGTCTATTAAATGTAGGGATATATATCGTTAATTTCATTTTGCTTGATCCAAAATAGTTTTTATTCTTTTAATATATTTTTGAGAAACATGTTCCCATGTCATATTTTGATTAATAAATTCAGCGCCTTGATATGTTTTATCACATACTTTGGCATAATTATTTACTACATACAACATCTTATCACAAAGATCATCAAAATTTGGCTCAGCCCACTCTCCAGCGTTTTGATATATGCCGGTCATATTTTTAGTTCCCCATTTAAAATCAAGAGGAACAGACATGTCTGCAAATTCAGTGCAAGCTAAAGCATTTGTACAAATTGTAGGAATTCCTTTAGCAATTGCTTGAAACGGAATTAACCCCCAACCCTCACCACTGGTGGGATATAGCAAGCAGTCTGCTTTGTCATAGATTGCTCCAAGTTCTTCAGTTGTTACTTCGTGATTAATTACCTTAATTCTTGGATGCTCAAGGGGGTGCATAATGCCATTTTTATAAATCCTTGCATCCTGCGGCCCATTTGATTTATAAATAAGTTCATAGTTGTTATTGTCTCCAAAAACTTTTAAAAACGCATTCACCGATAACTGAGAGTTCTTACGGGTTGCCGGTGAACCAAGAGAAAGAAAGGTAAATTGATTGTGCGGAGTTCTTTTTTGAGGAAAATATATTTTTGGGTCAACGCCCAATTCAAAATTATAAACAGGTTTAGTAATACCTGAGTTAATAAAAACATGTTTCATTGCTTTAGAAGTTGTCCAAATTTCATCCATCCTGTTGCAATTATCAATCCAATCAATTGGGAAAAGGTTTGTTTCCCAATAAGTCATGCCAACAGAATAATTTTTAAAATTAATAAACTCATTTGGCGTACAATGATTAATCACAATACCATCTTGATTGCTAGGCAAAATTCTTGTGTAACCAATGCCTAAATTAGCAATGTGCATTTTTTCTATAGATTGATCTATATGTGGTTGTAATCTTTCAATCGGGAGGCCACTTTCTTTAAAAATATTCCATAAATTATCGGACACACTGCCATAGCCGTCTGCCCGCCCAATCATGGTGGCATCAACCCATTTAATCATTTATTTTAACCAAGTTTTTTCTTTCAATATATTCTTCCACGCTAATAATTTTATCAGAATATTCAAGTTTATATGAGTCTAAACGGGTTAAAGAATTTTTGTCTTCAATCCGAGACAATCTTACTGCATACCAACTGTTCTCTTTCAGCTTACTTTTGACATTTTTTAAAACATTTGCGAAGATAACTATCTTGAAAAATTGTCTACCATCCCAGCAATAAACACTTGCCATCTCTTTATTTTTGGATGTAGTAAATATTCTTATATTAAAAATATACATCAATGTTTTGGGGTCTGTAACAAACCCGATGTCATGCTGATAGAGCCAAGAATATTCGTGGTTTTCACCCTTTTTCTTCAACATCATAATATTCCAAAGTTTTGAGTCTTGGGCTTCGTACACATCGCAATAAGCATGCAATGTTCTGTCTCCAATTAAGCAATACAGGTAATCTCTCTGAGCGACTTCGGTGTTTCTTTCGCCAAAAACTGTGCAGGACCCGGAGTGATCTTCAAATTCTATTCTAAGATAATTATTTGCTTTTTTGGTAGATCGCACCACCGCTTTAATCAAAGTTAAATCAGAATTAATTTCATGAAAATCTGCGGCATTTTCTACAAATTCATCTATTTCGGTAACATGCTCACTTGATTTAATTGGGAAACCAAGAATCGGCAAGAAATATTTTGAATGGTCATACTGAGAAACATGACCAATTGATGCAAACGCCCCAATTTTTTCTAAATTTTCTCTTAGCGGAGCTTTAACAGATGATTTACTACATTTATTGGTAAATTCTTCAAAAGAATTAAATGGTCTTTTACTAAAAATCTCGCTAATGGCAGCAGCGCCACATGTGGCAATATTGGTTAATCCAAATCTAATCCCAAGCGGCTCGTCATCTGTTGAAATAGAGAAAAATTCTTCAGATTTATTGATATCGGGGGGATAAATGGTTAGCCCAAGCCTTTGGGCTTCCATCAAATACGCAGTAATTTTATCATTTGCAGATTCGTTAAACAACAATGCCAACATAAACTCAAGTGGGTAGTTAATTTTCAACCACATGGTTTGATATGACAACATTGAGTAGGCAACAGCATGAGATTTGTTAAACATATATAAAGCCGACATTTCAAACTCGGACCAAATTTTTTCCGATTGTGCAGCGGTCAGATATTTGTTGTTAACAAATTTGTTTTTATATTTGTCAAACTCGGCAACATCTCTTTTCTTGCCAATGATCTTTCTTAACGAATCGGCTTCGGCCCAAGTAAAATCAGCCAACAAAACAGCCATTTGCATCAACTGTTCTTGAAAAATAACAGTGCCATAAGTTTCTTCAAGGATTGGTTTAACAATTTCATTAGGATATTTAGGCTTGGTTAACCCCTTTTTGCAGTCAATATACCTTGCACCTTGAGAAAGCAAAGCGCCAGGTCTAACCAAAGCATTTGACACAACCAAATCATTAAAATTAGTAATACCCATGCGTTCAATAAGATTGCGATACGCGGCGGCATCCGTCTGGAACACGCCGACTGTATTGCCATCGTTAAAGCTTTTAAAAACCTTGGGATCATCCAGCCCCAGAGAAGCCTGCTTTACATTGGCTCCATAACGCTTGGAGATGATTTCTAAGCAATCTTTAATCACAGATACGGTCTTTAGACCCAAAATGTCAATTTTAATAAGTCCGACAGCCTCCGCATCAACCATGTCAAAAGCCGAAACCATTGTGCGCTCGGAACCTTGAGAATCCTTTCGGGATTCAACAGGGCAAACCTCGTTAAGTGGCAAAGCCGAAACAACCATGCCAGCAGCATGCACCCCCGCATTGCGAATACGGTCTTGAAGGCGTTCGGCAACATTGGTGATCTCGGGGTATTTTTTGGTAAAAATCTTGCCTTTATCTGTCTTTTTTAACTCGTCAATTGTTTCAAAAAACGGGGTAATTGCGTTGATTTCGGCAAAAGGAACTTGTAGCACTCGGGCAACATCTTTTACGGCAGACTTTGGTTTAAACTCGCCATATGTTGAAATCGCAGCAACCTTATCCTCACCCCAGCGTTTTGCCAAATATTCACGAACCTCATCTCGGCGCTTATCTTCAAAATCCAAATCAATGTCTGGATAATCATTTCGTTCAGGATTTATAAAACGAGCAAACAAAAGGTTATATTTTATCGGGTCAACCTCTGTAATTTCAAGCAAAAACGCCAACAAACTGCCGCCAACCGAACCCCGGCCAGTGCCGCGACCAATATTGTTGTAATCAGCCCACTTGACCAAATCCCAAACAATCAAAAAATAATCGGCAAACCCAAGTTGTTTAATAATACCAATCTCTTCAGACAACCTGGCTTTATACTCATCACCCAGACCAAGGCTGCTCAACTTAAATTGGCATATCTCCTCCAAATATTCGTTGGAGTCCAAATTTTTGAGATACTTTGGAAGTAAGTTTTTATGTTTGTGTATACGAGCGGTACACTTCTCCGCAACTTCCAAAGTATTTTCTAATATATCAATTCTATCATATCCAGAATCCCTAAACCACGAAGCCACATCATCAGCGCAAGCCACATAGGGATTAATCTTGTCAAACCGAAGATTCCTGTTAGGATACATATTATTAATTTTCGCCACCAAATCCAAGGACATATCACTAGCAATGCCGGCATGGTCCTTTGCGTGTCGCTGATCCGCTGGAGACAGCCCAGGGAACTGGGATATCATCAATAGGATTTCTTCACATCCTTTATCTTTATGTGTAGGGAAATGGCAATCTGCTGTCGCCACAACCTTTCTCCCAAAAGTTTTTGCCAAATCAAAAATACCATCGTTAAGTTCTTTTGGATTCCACGCCTGAACTTCGTAGTAAAAATCATCTTTAAATATATCAATGAACTGTTTAGAAAGTTCCTCAGCTCTTGCGGTATTGCCAGAAATTATGGCTTTAGAAATTGCACTAGCCATGCAGCCCGATAAAGCAATAATGTCGTTGTCAACTAAATCTTTTAATAATTCAAAATCCATTCTTGGCTTATAATAAAAATTGTTATTCCAAGCAATTTCGTTAATCTTAAATAATTTTTTAAGACCGTCATCATTTTTAGCCAACAAAATTAAATGAAATCTTTCCGATTTATCTTTAGCGTCGGCGCTTACCGATGGTACAAAATACGATTCTATCCCGAATAGTGGTTTAACTTTATGTTTATGGCAAGCGTTTTGGAATTTGAGTACGCCCCCCATTGTCCCGTGATCAGTAATTGCAGCAGCAATTTGCCCATTAGTGCTTGTAATTTTTGCTATTTCATCAGGAGTAGACATGCCATCCAGCAATGAATACTCTGAGTGGCAGTGTAAGTGTACAAAATCAGTCACTTATTGCTCAAATCTAATGTCGTATAATGAATCAACGCTATCCATAGTTTTCCAATGAGTTTTATTATACCAAGATTTACGCAAATAACACTTAAAGCCGGCCTTTTCTATCTTCTTAATTTCACTAGGATTATTTTCAATTACAAAAACAGGATTGATACTGCTAATGACATCTAACTTTTTACCAAAATTGCAATAGTGAATTTTATTATATCCGATACCCCACTCATCCAGCCAAGAATCGGTGATCTGTTTAATTTCTTCTTTTCTTGTTGAGATAATGTGTATGTCTATATTTTTACTAAACCACTCATTGCATTTATACCAAGAATCTTCAAATGGTTTTAAATTTTTCCAAAAAATTTTTTTAGAAAATAAATGCAAAGCTTCTTTGTCTTTAGTATTTGTTGTAATCCATTTTGAATAGTCCAAACTAATGCCGCAATCATAGTGCAGATATTCGGATACCGAAGTGTCTATATCCGCTATCACACCGTCTAGGTTCAATACAATGTTTTTATTCATAGTGGGTGTAATGGGATTTGAACCCATACTTTGCTGATTTTAAGTCAACTGCCTCTGCCGTTGGGCTATACACCCTAACCAAGAGATTAAACTCTTAAGTTATTTTTACCAGCTGTCTTTAACTTCGCCTGTAGTCAAAAACGCTTGCTGTTGCTCGTATGGCAACATTTTATATACCGAATCAAGTTGATGATATGGCATATTTTTAATTTCTTGAGTCTCTGGAGATGGCTCAAGAGGGATCAGGCTATAATTCGTATCCGAAGCGCCAGTACCGGTTCTTGAATATTTATAGTATCTATCAGTAATAGAACCAAATTCTTTTGCGTATTCAAGCAAAGTAAGCCCGATATGACGTTGATTAAATGTTGTATCCAAAACTCTTGGTTCCCAAACTCCTGGTTCTATCTCAACAGCAATGTTAAGAAGAAGGTGCGGTTTTGGTCTCCACGCTTTATCAACAACAGATTGTTCAGTTGCCCAGCAACGGTAATTAAATTTTTCCATACCGGCTGTTGAAGCAACTTTCCACTTCCAATTGATTGTTGAAGTAACAACTGGAACTGTGATGCCTGTGCCAACTTCGGGGTTGTAATTTTTTGAATCTTCAGTCAACTCTTGGCGGAATCTAATCTTGTAAGATTGCCCAGCGTTAACAGTGAAGAATTTCTTTGCCCCACCTTTTGGTCCTTTCTCTACTACTGCCTTTTCAAGGTCTTTTAATGTTTTAATTGATGTAAATGACATAATGTCTCCTTATATAATATGTTTTGCGAATTTTATCGCGTTTTGTATTTGTTCTGTATTCATTTCGCCAGGATCTTTCAATCCTTTTGAAACTTCTGCTACGGAAATATTCTTTCCTAAGCATTGCTCTATGATACCATCCCTCATGGCTTCTCCAGCCATATCATTGTCAGAAAAAATAATAATTTTGTCAAAATATTTTTTTAACAAAATTATCTGACTTTTAGGGATTGCGGCACCAAGACTTGCTACGACATTATTGAACCCTGCTTGATGTACAAACATTGCATCAATACTGCCTTCAACTATTATAACATCACCGTGTACTTTTGCGTTTTGCAAATTAAACAAATAATCAGCGCGCCTAAACCCCTTGTTATATAAATACCGAGGCTGTTGGCTATCCAATGTTGCTCTACCGATAAAACCAACAAGTTCGTAAGACGCAGACCTAACAGGAATTACAACTCTATTTTTTTCTTTTGAATACCCTACTTCAAAATACTTTAATGTATCAAGAGATAACCCTCTCTCAATCAAAGTATCAAGAAGATATGCATCTTTATCATAATCTATAGCAATAGAATCAATATTTAATGAGTTATCAATTACATATTCATTTTTATATTGATTTAATTCTTTATCTAAATTATACGGATCTATAGAATAATTTTTGCCAAAAGATTTGCCAGTTATTTCGTAATACAGTTGCCTAAAATTACCTTTCTTGGCACAAGATGGATTAAAGCACTGCCATAGACCAGTTTTGATATTGATATACATTGCAGCACTATTGCTATTTTTGTGAAATGGACAAAAAACATTAATTTCTTCGCCAGTGTTTGAGCTTATGTATATATTGTGGTTAAGGAATAAATCCTTGATTTCTTTTTCAAGATTCATAGAAAACTATAGAAAATGTATAATCCTGAGTATCTTTATTATAATCAGTAATTAATTTAGTTTTTCCAGTATAGCCGTATTTAGCCCTTGCTTCATCTTCAATCCATGGTCTTATCTTGTTTATTGTTTCAACATCAATAGCTTGACCAGTAATTTTATTATCCATTAGATATCCCACTCCTCTTGCCATTTTCCAGTTTCTAAATTCCATCTTAAGTAAAATCCAAATTGCGTTGCTCTTCTAACTTTTCTTGACACCACCTGGAACAAATCTGAATTTGGCTCTCTATGGATCGCCAAAACCAAATCTGCATCATAAGCTAACTGTTTACTCCAGGCAACTTCCTCAAGCTCTGGTGGGCGCTCTGAATGCCCTTCAGACATTGTTACCGCAGCAACATCAATAATTGGTATTGAGTTTCTTACGGCAATTCTCTTAAAAGCCTTAGACAAATTTTTAGCCTTTTCGGTTTCTGTTTTAGAACCAGAACTGTCGTCAAAAAGACCATGGTAATCAAGAATTACCATATCTGGATGATACTGGTCAATCTTGGCTTGCACCATGCTCTGATCGGCTGTTTCAATTCCCTCGGAAGTAACTAAGTGTATTGATTGTTTTCCGTTAAATGTAGCGTTAGCCCATTTTTCATAGGTGTCAACAATACCGGCATTTGCTTTTATTAAATCGCTGTTGGTGAAATAACCTTCGCCATTGTTAAGCAGAGTATCTAAGCGTTGGCCTTCCTGTTGCTTATTCATCTCTAACGAAATAATCATTGGTCTATACCCCGCTTTCCAGGCATTAACTGCAAACAATCTTGCAATAAATGATTTGCCAACCCCAGTCCAGCCCAGCAGAACAACAAAATCACCTGGTTGCCAACCGCCAAAAACTTTATCTATGACCTTAACACCACTTGGTATGCCTTGAATTTCTTTGTGGTTTTTGGATCTCTCAACTAAATCATCAAATCTCTCTCTCCAGTCACCAACCAAATCTGTATCTTTTAGGCTTGAAGCAAATTTGTAAACCTTTGATGTTTCTTCCATCAAATAAGAAAGAGCTTCTCTTGGTCCGAATTCAGTTATTAAACTGTGAGCTTTGGAAACAATACTTCTAGTCTGAAAAGACAGCGATTCTTTTTTGGCTTCATCTATATAATACTCAACAGGCTCTGGCGTTGAGATAAATTCAAAATCCGGATAGTGCTGCTTAATGGTTTCTTTAGATGGTACTTTCTTATGTGTACCGTAATGATTTACAACAAAATTCCAAATGTCCCTGTATTCTTTAAACACATTTTCAACACCGCCATTAACAGCTGACACATAATTATTGGTATCAACAATGCTGTTAATTAATCTAATTTCGTAATTCACTCTTGCTCCATTCGCAATTTTGTTTGTTTAACTACATCTTTAAATTTTTCATTTGATTTACTGTCAAACTGGATTCTGTCAACATAAGTTTTAGATTGAACAGCAAAATCAAATACTAAAAATGGTCCACTGTTTGATTTAATAAAAGAATCGCAAGCTTTTAACAAACTTTCATTATTATAAAATTTTGCTAGAGCATCCGCCACAGCTTCCTGACGAGGGGAATCTGGAATAAATAACTTATTTCGCTTCTCGCAACACTCTTTGAAGTGTTTTATTAGATCTTGACCAGTTAGATTCATCTTCGCTACCTGCTTCTTTCCAAGTTATAAGTTTATAATCGTATTCAGAGATACCGGCATTAACTCCATAAAACCCATCAGATAAAGCATTGGTAATACATTCTAGCCTTACTGTGCATTTTTTACACACAGATTTGGCATATTGAATATCATCAATATTATATGAAAACCATTTTTTGTTATTTTTATCGTTTGAGCAGAGAGCCTTGTCTCTCCAATTTTTTTTCATTATTGCTTTTCGGCATCAAGTTCTTGCAATTTTGCTTCAATTTGAGCATCAACAGATTGCCATAATTTTTTCCATGCATCTTCGTCTTCAATTGCCAAGCAAGTAATTTTTGCTCCAGCATCAAGACGCAGCGATTCGTAATTACCTAGATTTTTGGTAATACCGATTGAAGCCCATACTTCAACGGTGCTTTCATTTGGTTTAGCCATATTATTTTCTCCTCATTTTAACTTGTTGTTCAATGGATATTATTCTTTGTTTTATTGTTTTATTATTCACAGGCCTTCCTGGGGAACGCCTAGAAAAAAAGGATACCATATCGTGAACATCCTGTGTGTCATAGTATCTCCAATTTTTATAACTTGCACTGGTGTCGCTAAATTTTTTACTTTGCGGAATTAAATTTTTCTTTTCATACTTCCGAATGGTGTCAGGTCTTTTATTCACAATTTTAGATATTTCACCAATAGTGTATATTCTGTGCAATATTAGATCAGACTGTTCCAAAGGCATATTTATTTTTTCAGAATTTGATAATTTAATTATTAAAATTTTGTTTTGAGATTTAAAAATTTTTAAAATTTTAACAATATCATTACCAAATTTATAAAATTTGTTAACAATTATTTTATTAGTAATCATACATTTTTATTTTTTTTAGAAAAATTTTGCGATGGAATTAAACTACAAATTTCTTTAAAATTAAGAGCTTTTAGTATTCGGTTAAGTTTTTTTAATTCTATATCAGAACTGTGAGAGCATTTAATGCATGTTATATCAACCCAATGCCTTTGCATAGCATAGTATGGATCTCCAACATATTTCATTCCCCCACATTTTACGCACCGAAAATTGTTTAGAATTTTAATTTTCATTTTGCAAAATACTCTTTGTTATTATAAATTGCCCATCCATTATATATTGGCGTAACTTCATAAAGAAATTTATGCTGTCCTGTCGTTTCATATGTAACAACACCGACACCCTGTTGCCAATTTTCGTATCTAACAAGCGGTCTGCCATCAAGGTCTACACCGCCCTTAGTGGAAGGAACCGCCCCGTCAATCCTAGCCAAACAGCCAGGAGATGCCGCCATTGTTGTACGAGCGCCATCAAAATCTTCACGAGTTTTAAAAGCGGTTTCAATCCGATGTATATGACCATAAATCACACTGGTTTTTTCACTGTTTAAATAAACATTGGCAGTGGAGCCGGATGATTTAACCCTATCTCCATGAATAACTCTGAGTCTTTCATTAATCCAAAAATCCGAAGCCGGATATCCAGGTCTGTATTCAACCCCAAACTCATCCATGCGAACCAAATATGGCACTGTAAGAACCGGCCAAGTATTCGGCATATTGCCTTTACGAATTCCATACGCAGCGGCTGCGTTTAGCAATAAGTATTTTGGCATCCTTTCTTCATGGTTGCCAGCAAGCCATACTATTTTGGCTGATGGTGAAGCATCTCTTAATTGTGCGCAAAATGTTGTTGCCCGATCAATTGCAGCCTGCATTGTTTGCTGATATGCCGGAGTAGTAATGTATTTCCCCAATGTGGGGAAATCCAGATTGTCGCCAACACAAACAATTGAAGCGGGTCTTAAATCACGCACAATTGAAAGCATAATTTCAATTGCTTTTTCATCGTGGGTTGGCTCCAGCTTGCCATCACGACCCCTGTAGTAGCCAATTTGTGCGTCTGGCACAATTACACATTTTTTATATTTTTCAACTTTTCTAATTACAATTCTTTGTTTTGGAAGACGAATTGGTGGTCCTTGTTTGATCACCGGCCACTGAGGGCCACGAGATTCTCTGCGAACCCTGCACACTCCGTCTTTATCAAGCGTCTTGCGACAACTGCTGTCGGCATATCTTTGATTTGCTGTTTTTGGTTCAAATTGATGTGTACACCCCACACCTTCACATTGTTTCATACATCTCCTTAGGATAGATACCCCTATCATACATTATCCTTAGGGCAAATCCTCTTTATTTTGAAAATTTTTATTTTTTTCTTTCAAATTATCTCTTATCTGTTTATTGCGTTTTTTCATACTTTGTCGCATTTTTTCTCTATGCTCAGCAGTCGGTTTCCTGCCCTCCCTATGAAGCGCACTATGTTCCGAATGGGTGCATAAAAAAAGATTGTTCAAGCGATTGTCGCTTTTAATTTCATTTATATGATGCACCGTTTCCCATGGCTGAACATGCCTTCCTAAATATTTTTCAAGCACGGCTCTATGCTCGTAGACATAACCTTTAATATTAAACGGGTGTTCTTGATCTAAAATGCGAACATATCCTTTGTCATCAACATATTTGCCACCCCCGTAATTTGGATTATTTTCTCCAGAAATAGACCTTAATGCCCAATTAACATCTTCCCTTTTAGATGCTAAAATTCTTCTTGTCATTATGAACCAGAGCCAATGTCCTCAACATATAATTGTAATTTTTTAGCAGGGGTTGGACCAACACTAATTTGCGGTGCATTTGTTGCCCCAGAAACAAAAGTTCTTTTAACAACAACAGAAAAAGATTGCTGAGAAAGCCCGCCCCCGCTTTGAGCCACAATAGAATAAACCCCAGCACCAACAGTCGTTGGCTGACTTTTATAACTTTGTTGACTAGCCGTAATGTTTGCATTACTGTTAACATCATAAAATATATGCGGGGGCAAAGCCATATCCCATTGCATTAATGGACTTGCCGCATCAAATCCAGATGCTACTTGAAATAGTTTTAAACTTAATATTGCATCCTCGGCACCTTTAGCCGCAATTTCAAATCCAGGGAATACGCATGTAACACGAAAATACCGATCTGCTGGAATTGAAATTCTTTGATCAGTTCCACCGCCAGGATTTGTTAACTGAATAACTAATGAATTTGTTGTAGTAACATTGGCAACAGCCGGGGCAGTTGTTGACTGAATCAATTGAATAATACCGTTAGGTTTTCTATCGTTAGCATCCCTAATTTGCTCCATATTCATAGACATTTGGGCAAGCCTTTCTCCGGTTATAGGGGTGCCATCAGACCAAGACACAAAAGAATAATTTTCGTAAGCCATATGTTATTTCCTCTTTTTTATTTTCCACCACGTGCTATATCTTATCTCCACCATTATACCTTATTTTAAACTATTCTGCCCATTTAGATTGATGTATCTGACCCGTTCTAAAATCCAATCCAGCAAATTGCTCATACTCCTCTAGGGTTCTTACAGCGCCCAATGCATCATCGCCAATTCTTCTTTCTGTAAAAATTGATTTATATTCTATTTTTGAAACGGCCTCCATTTGATCCCAGATTGAAGAAAAATCTTCCCACACATGATATCTTCTTATCATCTTAACCCTTTGTCCCCCGGCATACAGGTGAGAAACTAATTTTTCTGGGGGGACAACTAAATCAAAGCCGTGAGTAAAAGCTCTTGCTGCTATCAGTGGTTCTTCGCCCCAAAATGCAATTTTTTGATTTGGCTTTATCTGCGCAAAAGAACCAAATGTAAAAATACACCCCCCGGATACGCTATATGTATAAGCACAATATGCATCTACGGGATAGGCTGTATTGAGGGGTATTAATGTTTTTGTAAATTGTTGTGTATTTTGGACAAATAAAATTCTTGTTGTATAATAATCTGATTCTATTTCAGATACACCGTCATCTGCATACCAATACGAACACGGATATGCGGTCATTAAAGGTTTTTTAATTCCAAAATTAATAAAATTATTTATCATTTTAATTGCTTTTAAATCCCAATTTTTTACAAATCTCATATGTGCATCAATTTGAAAATAATAATCTTCATTATTATAAAATTCATTAGCTATATATCTTGATTTTTGTAAACCAATATTATTTGGAGCAATGCTATTGGCACAATCCATTGTTACCCAATCAGGATAAAATTTATTTATTACAATTTCAGAATCAAAAAATAAACATTGATGAATGCCAAAATGTAATTTATTTTCACCGCTTGCGTTATTTACGGCACTAGCAATGGTTTTATTTAATTCAAAATCCCTATACGATGGAATTTGAATAAAAATTGATGACATTGATCAAAATTACCATTTTTTTAATGGGCAAAACGCAGCCTCTAATTTAGTTTTTAAAGGCATAAAACAACCACACTGTTTACATTGTTTTGTTAAATCAATTAACTCTGGGCACTCAAGACATATTTTGTATCTTGCATCGCTGATTTCCTCCGATTTAACATGTTTATGGGGATCCAATATATCCCAGGGTCTGACATCCCCAATTTTTTCTTTATACTGCTCCCATCGTGATTTAACACTCATGCGACAACATTTCCCATGCTATCAATTCTTTTTTGAACACCATCTATTAATTGCATTATAAAAAATCCGTTTTCATCATGACTCCATCCAGTGTTTACTAGTGAATGTTTTTCAATCAAAACTGCAAGCGGAGCACTTAAAAGTACTGCTGTAAACAAATCATCAACAATCATTTCTGTAATAGCGCCATTTACATTTGCTATGACAATTTCTGTTTCCACACCATCAATAGATTCAATTCTAGATGTGTATGTTGGGTTAGCGAGAAAAATATTATCCCCAATAGAAGGGGAAAATCCTTGAGCAAATACCACCTCATTATCTATCACAAATGCAATTGGAGTAACTGCATGAGCAACTGGGGGACCAGAAATGCCATCATATGAACCATCTCGCTGTGGTGAATACAAAATATCTGCTGTTTTTAAAATCATAATTTGTTTCTCCTATTTATATTATCATCATATCGTGCAGTTCAAGGCACCAGGCGGATTAGCGCACTGACCGGGGTTATTGCAACCATAGAAACCAAGATTACCAGGGCTGCAAATTCTGCCGTTGAACCCTGGAGCCGGGGTGGTCGTAGTAGTCGTAGTAGTCGTAGTGGTCGTAGTTGTATCGCCCCCACCGCCTCCACCGCCGCCACCACCACCACCGCCACCGCCCTGGCCGGGGGGAGGGCAAGAACAGCCCAGAAACAAATCGTAATTTCCACAGCCTGCTTTGGTATAAAGTTGCCATTGTTGCACACAATTTGAATTATCACAAGGAGGGGCGCCTGGATAGTCCCAAGCTCTATTTTCAACACCACCAGAAGCTGTCCAGCCATTTCCTGGCGGGGTGAGGCACGGACCTGCGGTAGTGGTAGTAGTGGTGGTAGTAGTGGTGGTAGCGCCAGAACTAGTAGTAGTTGTAGTTGCATTGGTGCTTAAACTAGTATTGCACTGCATTAGGCAGTAAGAAATACCATCTACAATTGCAAACAAAACATTGTTGTCATCTTTAAAAAATTCCCATTGCTGCTCGCTGTGGTACTGATATACAACCCCGCGTGAAATTAACTTAGTTTTATTTTGTGTAGGCTGATTGTTGCTTGCGTCTACTAGGGCAACCCGAACAAAAGCTTCACCTTCCTCACCACCAGTAGCAACAACCTCGCCTACAAGTGAAGTTCCTGCCTGAGCCTCACCTCTAACTTGCATTCCGGCATAACCATCACTTTCCGGAAATTCACCAAGCACCATATCGCCAGAAAAATTACCACCAGTGACAAGGCTATCTCCAGAAATTGTCCATCCAGCAATCTGCCCAGCTGTTGCAGTAACCGTTCCTGTTAATGCCAAATTTGTGCCGTCATAAACCATAAGATTATCAGGAGCACCAACCGAAAATGTC